AATATTAGTGCTGCACTGGACTCCAGACTTGACACCCTATTTGGATCGCCTCCTGTTGCATGGGAAAACACTGCGTTTACCCCGGTAAAAGATACGCTTTATCTCGGCCAACATATCCTACCAGCTTCTACTATTCAGGCTGGGCTAGGCGTTAATGGGTTAGATGAGCATATAGGTATATATCAAATAGATGTATATGCGCCTAAAGGTAAGGGTCGAGGTGATGCAGAGGCTAAAGCTGATGCAGTTGCTGACCACTTTAAGCGCGGTACGGATTTAGTCTATGGCGGCACTTACGTCAAGCTAGGTAACGTATCAAGAAACGCAGGACTAATGGACGAAGACCGATTCGTCATCTCAATTACTATTAACTACATGGCCCATGTACCTCCGAGGTAAATTATGACTATTGCAACAGGTTCACGACACAATCTTTCCTATATTTTAGAATCAGCATTTGGCACAACGCCGACAAGCCCCGGATTTACGCCTATTCGACATACTGGCACTACAATGGGCCTAACAAAAGAAGCGCTGGAATCCGAAGAACTGCGCGAAGATCGGCAAATTGCTCATTTTCGCCACGGAAATAAGTCGGTTTCAGGTGATATTAACTTTGAACTATCTTATGGCGGCTTAGATGCGCTACTTGAGGCCGTAATGTGCGGAACTTGGGCAACAAATGTCCTAAAAGCTGGAACAACCCGCAGAAGCTTCACTCTTGAGCGTCATCATCAAGATATTGGCAAATATTTGCGGTCAACTGGTTGCCAATTTAATGCATTTTCGCTATCAGTCGCTCCAAATTCAATGGTCACAGGCTCTTTTGGTGTTATCGGTAAGGGTTTTACAACATCAGCGTCTGCTTTAGGCAGTGCTACCTATAGTGCCGAAACAACGACCGCGCCTTTTGACTCATTTACAGGGTCAATTACCGAAGGTGGTTCGGCTGTTGCCGTTGTTACTGCGCTTGAATTAAGCGTTGATAACGGTATGGAAGCGCAGTATGTGGTCGGCTCAGATGAAACACTTGAACCTTCCATTGGCAAGTCAACAGTAACCGGGTCAATTACTGCTTACTTTGAAGATACTTCACTTATCGACAAGTTTATTGCTGAAACTGCCTCTGCAATTGTGTTTACGCTGACCGATGCGCTTGGAAATGACTATATCGTGACTTTGCCTAACATTAAATACAACTCAGGTAGCCCAGAGGTTAGCGGCCCTGGCGCAATTACCGTGACGTTGGATTTTGTGGCCCTGTATAACGCTGGCGATGCGTCACAAATAAAAATTACGCGAGTCCCAGCATAATATCTCGCTAGACCGAGGTATTTAATAGACCGAGGCCAACTTAACGCACGACAGAGGATTCAAATGGATATTCAGCAATTATATACCGCAGAGGCGCACGAAGAAGGCGCTGAAATACGCATTGTAAGCCCGTTAGACGGCAAAGATACCGACTTTTACATAACCCTACAAGGTGTTGATTCAAAGACGTATAGAACGGCTGTAAGGGCGTATCACAAAAAGCTTATAAATGAAGAAGTGGGCGGTGAAATTGACCTTCTAGTATCCGTTACGAAAAGTTGGCGCGGCCTTAATGATGGCAAAGATGAAATTGTATTTACGCCAGAAAAAGCTAAAGATGTTTATATCAATTCGCCCTCTGTTGCTACTCAGATTGACCAGTTCATTGCTGACAGAACAAATTTTATCAAGGACTGACTGATGAATTAGCCACCTTTGCTAAGTGGCAGTTCTGGGCTGCTGGTTATGACAAAGGCTCCACAGTCAGTCGCATTGATAATCTAAAGCAAATTGCTAAATCCCTTGGTAGAAATCCCAAAGAATTGGATGATGCGCCCAAATTAAGGTCTGAATTAAGCTATTTATGGGCAATATTCGTGTCCCTTAAAAATGCTTCATCCAAATGCATTACTTACTCCGATATTCACGCTTATATGCAAATTTACGGCGATCTCAGCGTCTTTGAGGTTGATGTGGTTTGTCATTTAGATACCCTGCATTCAAGAGAGCAATAATCATGGCAGAGAAAACAACCGCTGAACTGGTAATTAAGGTTGATAGTGATGGCGCTAAACTTGCGGGTGAGAATTTAGAGAATCTTACAAAAACGGGCAATAAAGCTGAAAAAGCGGTTAAACGTGTAGGGAAATCAGCGGGTGCTATTGGTGGCCCTTTTAGAGCCATGCGCGGTTCTGTTCAGCAAGCCTCTTATCAGCTACAGGATATTGCCGTTCAAGCGCAAATGGGAACCAGCGCCTTTACTATTTTAGGTCAACAGGGGCCGCAACTTGCTTCAATCTTTGGGCCGGGTGGTGCTGTCCTTGGAGTGCTGATTGCGTTTGGTGCAATTGCTGGACAGTTTCTATATAAGGCTTTAACCGGAACTGGCGAGGCAATGAAGGAGTTAGCCGCAGACGCTAAAAAATTACGCGGTGAGTTTGACGATTTAGGGCCAGCGTCGCAAGCATACCAAAAACATATAGCAGCAGAAGAAATTAAAGAAGGAGAAAAGAACTTAGCAAACCTTCACGAAGAACTTAGGAAAGGCCAAAAATCTTTTGCAACAGGGTTTTTAGCAAGGCAAAAAATAATAGAAGCAGACAAAGAATTTACTAAAAGGGAATTGTTGGTAAACCAGCAAATTGGGCGTGGCACACTGCTTATTGCAAAGAAAAAGGAAGCAATAGATAACCTACGAACTGACACAGAAAAACTAATTGAGAAACTAAAAGACCAAAAAAGAGTAGAGGGCCAATCGGAAGCAGCTATTGTCGAAACAAGCAAAGCATATTTACAAGCCACTAAAGACCAACAAGGAACTATTGATGGTTTAAATGCAGAGCTTGTTAAAAAGAAAGAAAAAGTTGAACTAGACAAGGAAATTGCTAAACAAATAGTTAAAGATGCTGCGGATGCTGAGAAACTAAAAGCTAAACAAAAAGCCGATGCTGCAAAGGCCTTAGAAGAGTCGTTAAAGACTGGGGATAACGCAAACCTTTTACTGGAAAAAATAGCACTAGAAAATGTCAGTGAACTAGAGCAGCTTGAGGCCCATCTCGTTACTAAAGGCGGTTTACTCTTACAATATTTAGATGAAGGTCACATTACGTTAGAGCAATACTTTATTGCTGATGCTGAACTGCAAAAGACATACGATCAGGCAGAAATAGACGCTAACAAAGAAAAAAACGACAAGAAAATTGCAGATGATAAGGCTTATGCCGATGCTAAGAACTCCTTAGATGCACAGATATTATCTTCAGCTTCTGGCGTTGTTGGTGATCTTGCTGCTGTGGCAGAAGAAGGTTCTAGCGCACAAAAAGCGCTGTTCCTAGTACAAAAAGGAATAGCCATAGCGACAACTATTATGAATGCCCATGTTGGTGCAATAGCCGCTGTAGCGCCTCCTCCAATTGGCCTTGGCCCTGTGCTTGGAGTGCCTTATTCAAATTTAATTTTAGGTATGGGTTACGCCTCTGCGGGAATTATTGCGGGTACGGCTCTTGCTGGAGGCCGAGCATTAGGTGGTCAGGTTAGTGGTGGCAATTCCTACCTTGTCGGTGAGCGCGGCCCAGAGTTATTAACAATGGGTACGTCAGGCCGTATAGCTACCAATGAAAACCTCAAAAAAGCCGTTAATGGCGATAATTCAAATTCGTCTAACGTCATCAACGTAAACTTTTCTGTACAGGCTAACGATACCGCTGGATTTGATCGACTACTGCAATCTCGCAGAGGTCAGATTGTCGGCATGATTAACCAGGCAGTAAACAATAGAGGAAGGTCTTCAATCGTATGAGTGGAACATATCCTGCCTCACCCGTTTTCGCTTCAGTAGGCTTTAAAAGCGTCTATTACAACCTATCGAGCCAGAGTTTATCTGGTCGTACTCAAGTAAGAAATATAGGGGGTCAACGCTTTGAGTTTTCAGCAAGCTATTCTCGCCTATCTCGATCTGAGTTTGCGCCTGTAATGGCCTTTGTAATGAGTCAAAGAGGCATGGCCGAAACGTTTAGTATTGTATTGCCTGAAATTAGCAGTGCTTCAGGAACCGCATCGGGTACCGTAACCAACACAAACAACCCCGCAATCGGCGGCAAGACTGTCGCTATTAGTGGTCTATCTGGGGTATTAAAAGCGGGAGATGTCATTAAGTTTTCTGGTCACTCAAAGGTCTACATGATTACGGCAGACCGAAGTGGTACAGGGACATTAAGCTTTGAGCCGGGGCTAGAGGTTGCTGTTTCTGGCACACAAACTATTGCTTATGACAACGTGCCTTTCCTGGTAAGACTCAATAATGATATTCAAGAGTATTCGTTAGGGTCTGCGTCCCTAGTCGATTATGACGTTGATTTCATAGAGGCTATTTAATGACACGATTGATTAACTCAGCCACGCTTGCGGCGTTAGAGACAGACAGCTTTAATATTGCAACGCTCGTTCAAATCGACTTTTCATCTACGGTACGAATAACCGACTGGGCAAGAAGCGTTACCGCTTTATCTAACACATGGAATTCTAGCGGAAACTTTATTGGTGTTGGTGATATAACCGAAAGCCAAGAACTGCGCGTTAATGATCTTACTCTCACGTTATCTGGTGTTGATCAGACCTATGTTGCCATCTTTCTATCAAACAATTATATAGATGTACCTATCGAAGTGTACCGGGCCATCTTAGATGATGCTGATGCCGTTGTTGGTGCGCCAATCTTAATATTTGATGGCATATTAACAGGCTACGCAATCGAGGACACTGAAGAGGGCAGCAAAGTTACCGTACAGATGGCTTCCCATTGGAAAGACTTTGAGAAAGAGAACGGAAGGCGCACCAACCACAATAGTCAGCAACTGTATTTCG